ACCCAACCTACCAGGTGGTAAACCGCCAGAACAGGATACCCAATGAAAAAGTTAGAAGAAGAATTCAATTTAGCGTCGTTCAGTGATGTCACCCAAGTTAGCTTGCGCGAGCAGCTCGAGCCAGTTAACGAGGTAGTGATAGTAGAAGAGGCGTTAAACAACTCAGAAAAGATCAACAATGCGCTCAAAGAAGTACGCGGACTAGAAGCTCACGATCGCGAGATGGACGACATTGCAGTTGAAGCAATGCAGAGCTATCGCGAGCTAATGTCGTTAGGCATGAACATCATGGATATGGCAGCTGGTCCTATCTTTAGCAATGCAGTAGGCATGCTCAAGGTTGCACTAGAAGCAAAGGACAGCAAGGTGAACCGCAAGCTGAAGCAGTTAGACCTCATGCTGAAAAAGGCGCGTCTAGACAAGGAAACCGGCAGTGCGCCGCCGATGCTTGGTGAAGAACCTGAAGAATCTACTCCATTAGATCGTAATCAGCTTCTTAAGATGATATCTCGTAAACGAGTCTAATGGCGTGCCAGGCTAAATAGTGATAACAGGAGATTCCAAATGCAACTGAAAGACTACATCACTGAAAGTTTCAATAAAGAATATGGTTATCGCGTAAAAGTCGCGTGTGACTGCAATGCTGAGCATATGACTACACTAGAACGATGCTTGCAAAAGTATGCATTGGTGAGTGCCGCTCCATGGAAGCGCACACCAATCGAAGAGAATCCTAGCGAGTTCTATCGTCTCAAGGGCGTGAAGTTAACCACTGAGGTATGTAGTACGGACGTCGTACTCAAATACCCAGTTAACGAGCGCATCTTAGAAGTATGGCTAGCAGTCAATTTGAACGTGGATCCACAGCGCGTTATCGTCTATGGTGTTGATGAGCCACGCAAAGCACACAACGAAGCAGCGAATGAGCGTGCTAAGGCAGATGCTGGTCGCTATGCAGATCCTAAGGATTCAGTCTTACTAAAAGATGATCAAGCTCATTACACGGCTGAAAATGCTGACGCTGATCCAATATTGTACGGTGAAAAGTACAACACCAAGTTCTTGAAAGAGCTGCAGAAGATCCGCGCTGACAAGGGTGCAAATTATTTCCGTGCTTACCCAGACAAGGGTCAGATTATGGGTGATGACCTGCGTCCATTATGGGATACGTTGAACAATGGTACTAACATGGGCCGCGGCATAGAAAACAAAGAAGTTGACGTCATTAGTCAAAGCAGCCGACGCAACTAATAAAGGAAAATGTAATGAACTCGAAAGATGATATGGGCAGAATGATTAAGCTAGTAACTGCGTCATTCGATACGCCAGCAGCACCTAAGAAAAAGTCGCTGAAAGAGAATGTCTACGGTGGGATACCAGCTGCACCAACACCAGAAGATTCATACACCTATAGCAACACCAAGAATAGCGCAGATGGTACGTTGTCGATTTCAGCCAATGCAAAGAGCATGGACGGACTTCGTGAGATTCTTAAGCTAGCCGGTGTCGACTTCACTCCTGAGATGCAAGCCAGCTATGGCGATGAGGATGGTGAGCTTAACATTTGCTGTGATCCTGAAGTCAATGCAGCCGTGGGTGATGCGATTGGTAAGCCGTCTGATCTACTTGGTAAGAGCGTTCCAATTGCTGCTATGGGTTACGGTGCTGATCCAACCAGCTATACTACTGACCGTCAACCTATCTTGGATCGCCTGATGCTGCGTATGCAAGAAAGTTTCGCCAAGAAGTAATACGTATGACACGCGGTACAGCAGACACAACCTTAGTCAAGGCCGCATATGCCAAGACTATCTACACCACAGATACGTTAGCGGAATTTGAAGCATGCTGCGATCCTGAAGACGGCCCGCTGTTTTTTGTGCGTAATTTCATGCGCATTCAGCATCCTGTCAAGGGCAGCATTCCGTTAGATCCGTTCGACTATCAGATTGAACTGCTACACAACTATAACACTTACAGATACAGTGTCAACATGCTCCGTCGCCAGATGGGTAAGACTACCATGGCGGCAGCATACTTGCTTTGGTATGGCATGTTCAATCCTGACAGCACAATCCTAATTGCTGCACACAAGGGCGCTGGCGCGAATGAAATCATGCAGCGTATCCGGTATGCATACGAATGCTGCCCAAATCACATTCGCGCTGGTGTGACAGAGTACAACAAAGGTAGCATCACCTTTGACAACGGTTCCCGCATCATCAGCACCACCACTACTGAAACCACTGGCCGAGGTATGGCACTCAGCTTAGTATATCTGGACGAGTTTGCGTTCGTACCACCGAACAAAGCAAGAGAATTTTGGACCTCACTTAGTCCGACTCTAAGCACTGGTGGTAAGTGTATTGTAACCAGCACTCCAAGTAGTGACGAAGACACGTTTGCTCAAATTTGGCATCAGGCTAAAAAGACGTTTGACGAGTTCGGAGATGAACAAGAAGTCGGCGCGAACGGTTTCCGTGCTATGCTAGCCACGTGGGATCAACATCCTGACCGTGATGAGAAATGGGCTCGTGCAGAACGTATGCGCATTGGTGATGATCGATTCGCGCGCGAACACGAATGCCGCTTCATTCAACAAGACGAAACATTGATCAATGGATTCAAGCTAGCTGGTTTAGTGGGGATAGATCCAATTTTCAAGCAAGGGCAAGTGCGTTGGTATCGCCGTCCGAATCCCGCTTACATGTATGTGGTATCACTAGATCCAAGTACTGGCACTGGTGGTGATCATGCTGGTATTCAAGTAGTTGAATTGCCTACTATGATTCAGGTAGCAGAATGGCAGCACAATAAGACTCCGATTGAAGGCCAGATTCGCACAATGATGAGCATCATGCACTACATTCGTGATCAAGGCGTATCTCGTATCTATTGGAGCGTGGAAAACAACAGTGTAGGTGAAGCAGCACTAGTGGTTATTCGCGACACTGGCGAGGAAAACTTCCCTGGTGAGTTTCTCAGCGAACCACGTAAGACTGGTGGGGCCAATCGACCACGCAGAGGATTCACTACTGGCGCGCGCAGCAAGCTAGAAACGTGCATCATTCTCAAGCGGCTCATTGAGCAGAACAAGCTGACTATCTGTAGCAAACCAATGGTCACAGAGCTAAAAAACTTCATCGCTAACGGTGCCAGTTACCGCGCAAAAACAGGTGAAACTGATGACCTAGTCATGGCTATGCTATTGGCAGTCAGGCTAATCAACTACATCAGTAGCTTTGAAGACGACGTATTTGACGTGGTGAACAACAGTTTGGGTATGACTGAAATCGACGATCCAATGGATGCGCCGATGCCTATCTTGTAGAAGTGATAAATAGCCGAAGCAGATGGAGTAGTTATGATCAAAGACTTAGCCGGATTGAAGAAAAAGTTACACGCCTTGCTATCAGCTAGGTTTGACATCGTAATGTATGACGATGGCGGTTTTGTTATTGATGACCCGATTAGTGCAACTCGATATACTGCACCAGGTCTATTGGTTAAGGTAGAATTGCCAGGTGACGATCAGCCGTCGATGTCGACCGGTCGAATTACTCTAAAGACTAATATGGATCTAGCTAACGACAGTATAGTTAATAGTGTACGACGTCTTGCTGATGATAACCTACTAATATTTCACCGATCCATGTTTGGTAAGAAAAAATCACAGGTAGCATCTGCCGTTAGTGACAGTGATGCTGGCCAACTACAGCGGGAGAGTAATATGAATGTAATTGAAGGCTTTGGTGCTTGGAGTGGATCCAGCAAAACTAGTTACCAGCCTTTGGATAGTGTGCGCATAATCGTTCGGCATCGTAAGCCTGTAAATGAAGAAGTGCGCGGTAGCCGAAGCAGAAATATTCATAGCATTTTGATTCAACACGGGCCAGAACGATTTAGGTTGCCTGAGAATAGTTTGGTAGCCGCCCGCGCCATGGCACGTCATCTAGAAAATGGTGGTAATGTCTATGACAGCGTAGGCACACAGATTAACGAAATGGCTACTGAATATCGCCAGCTTAAAGAGTTTTTGCGTTACGTACATAGCGCAAAATTGGTGAATGAAGACAACAACAATTATGTAGAATTGGCTATGGAAACCTGTAACCAAATTCGCCGTAACTTCAAAATGCTTACTAGTCCCAAAGGTTATTCAGTCGCTGTAGAGAGTATGGCTAGCCAAGAGAAAATTACTGAGCTCAATGAAGATGACGGTTTGCAGGACAAGTTTGTGCAATCTCATTTAGATAAGCGAGTAGAAGATGCGTTTGGTAGTTTGCGCCGAGCATCAGCACGTCGCACTGCATTTGAAGGCATTATCACCAAGGCTATTGCCACTGAGACGTTTGATAATCTATGTGACTTACTGCAAGAAACAGAATCAATGTCCTTTGACAGTCCGCACAGTCAATTGAGCTATCAAGTCAGCCGCCTCAGTCAAGCAGCATCCAACGAAACTCTCAAGAGTCATTTAAGCGACATCAGCAACAAACTTAGCACCGGTGGTCAGCTTGGGCGTTTCGAGTATGGCACTATCAAGAGCTGCCTCCTAGCTGCTAACGGTTCTGGCCAAGTCAGAGAGAGCAAGAAACGGTAATCAGTATGTGATATCAAGGACAGGGCGCTAAGCGCCCTTCCTTTTGAGTCAAGTCAGGCCACTTTTCTTACGGATCGAACCGCCGGGTGATAAATAGGTATGCAGGACGAAGGAACAAGCCCCATCAGACAAATTGGGGGTTTGGCTCACCAGCAAACATGGATCATATAAGGATAATTCATCATGGCATCTCTAGCAGAAATTCGCGCAAAACTCGCAGCACAAGACAACAAAAAGTCTGGCAACGCCAGCAACTTCGACGTAGGATCGTATCCGTTCTGGAACATCGCTACAGGCGAAACAGCAACACTCCGCTTCCTCCCCGACGCTGACCCCAAGAATACGTTTTTCTGGGTTGAGCGACAGAGCATCAGACTTACTTTCCCTGGCATCGCTGGTGGCGAAAACAAGCCTGTTATCGTTACCGTACCGTGCGGTGAAATGTACGGCGATGTGTGCCCAATCCTTTCTGAAGTGCGTCCTTGGTTCGAATCCAAGGATGAGACGATGGCTGATTTGGGTCGCAAGTATTGGAAGAAGCGCAGCTATATCTTCCAGGGCTTCGTAACTGACAGCCCGTTGCAAGAAAAGAACGTACCTGAGAATCCGATTCGTCGATTCATTCTGGTACCACAGGTGTTCAACCTGGTTAAGAGTGCGTTGATGGATCCTGAAATGGATAACGTGCCAACTGACTACGTGAACGGTGTCGACTTCAAGTTGAGCAAGACCACCAAGGGCTCGTACGCTGATTATGGTACCAGCAAGTGGGCACGCAAGGAACGCGCTCTGTCACAAGACGAACTTGCAGCGATTGACAAGTTTGGTCTGTGGACACTCAAGGACTTCTTGCCAGTACGTCCGACCAGCGAACATTACGCAGCAATTGCACAAATGTTCGAAGCAAGTGTGAACGGCGACTTGTACGACCCAGAACGTTGGGGTAAGTTCTACAAGCCGTATGGTTTGAAGGATGACGCAGCACCTGAAGTGCAGGCGCCGTCTGTATCAGCTCAATCAGCGCCAAAGGCCTCTGCACCCGTGGTGACTAAGATTGCTGAAACAGAAGCTGACGACGTACCGTTTGATCATGCGACACCTATTGCGGCTGAACCGCAGAAGATTGCATCAACACCATCCTCAAAGCCAGCAGCAGGTAAGAAGACCGCTGATGACATTTTGAGCATGATTCGCAATCGTAAGGTCGACTAAGCAACCAATGGGCGGAGGAAACTCCGCCCATTAACCCACAACTTATAAGGAGACTCACATGAGTCAACGCCCCTTTGACTTGGCTAAGTTTCGTACTGGCCTCACAAAGAGTATTTCAGGTATTAGCGCAGGGTTTCATGACCCTAAAACGTGGATCAGTACTGGTAATCATACGCTCAACTATCTGATCAGCGGCGATTTCGATCGCGGTATTCCCTTGAGCAAGGTTTGTGTGTTTGCTGGTGAATCAGGCTCAGGCAAGAGCTTCATTTGTAGCGGTAACATTGTACGCAATGCACAAGAACAGGGCTGTCAAGTCGTATTGTTCGACAGCGAGAACGCATTGGATGAAGCATGGTTACATGCTGTTGGAGTTGATACTCACCCAAGTCGCCTGCTGCGCATTTCAGTCAGCATGATTGATGACGTTGCTAAGGCATTGAGCGATTTCATGAAGTCGTACAAGGCTGCATATGCAGATTTGGCGTACGAAGATCAGCCTAAATTGCTGTTCGTGATTGACAGTTTGGGCATGTTGCTCACCCCAACTGACGTAGATCAGTTCCAGAAGGGTGACATGAAGGGTGATATGGGTCGCAAGCCTAAGGCACTCACTAGCTTAGTGCGCAACATGGTTAATCAGCTAGCTCCGTATCCAATTGGGCTGGTTGCTACCAATCACACGTACGCTAGCCAAGATATGTTTGATCCTGACGACAAGATCTCGGGTGGTCAAGGCTTCATCTATGCCAGTTCAATCGTTGTAGCCATGCGCAAGCTGAAGCTAAAAGAAGACGAGGATGGCAACAAGGTGACAAACGTGCGTGGTATTCGTGCAGCCTGTAAGATCATGAAGACACGTTACTCCAAGCCGTTTGAGAGTGTGCAGATCAAGATTCCATATGCTAGCGGTATGGATCCGTACAGCGGATTGCTTGATTTGTTTGAAAGTAAGGGTGCGCTTGTCAAGGACGGCAACAGTCTCAAATACACTAGCCCAGTCACTGGAAAGGTAATGAAGGAATTCCGGAAAAACTGGGAACCTGAACAGTTTCGGATAATTATGGATGAATGGAGCCAGCATCCAGCTAACAGTGACAACGAAATCGTTGATCTCACTCCAGAGGACTTGGCTCCAACAGAGGAGGAACTAGATGAGCGTTGAATTGTTGATTGAAGCTTGGGACCTGATCAAAGGGTACATTCCCAAAAAGGAACGTGTCGAAACAGCCGAAAGCATTTTGAACTTGTTTGAAGCGCATACTGATATGAGTCACATCGATGAGTATCTGAATGAGCTAGACGGCGCATTCAAGACTGTTTTGATTGAACGTGGCGGCTTATCTGAAGCCGACGATGAAGATGATGCTGGATTTGATTCCAGGAGGTTCTAAGTGGGTACATGGCTCAACCGTGTAGTAGCAGATCGAGCGCAATTAGTCAACTGCATGCAATACTATGAGAATGAGCTATCGGACGCTAGCAAGGAATGCAGGCTTACCGGATACTTAGAAAAGGCTAGTGCGGCCTTACCTGGTATTACAGAGTATCGCTTCAATCAGTTGCAGGAGATTGAAGCGATACTCGAACATCTGAATATCGATTACAGACGTGAACGTAGTATAACATTTCAGAAGTACCTTGAGAAATATAACAGGGAACTGAGTAGTCGCGACGCAGACAAATATGTTGATGGTGAAGACAGCGTGGTGAGTATGGCACAATTAGTTAATGAGTTTAGCTTACTACGCAATCGGTATCTAGGCATACTAAAGGGTCTTGAAAGTAAGTCTTTTCAGATCAGCAACGTGACTAAGCTACGCGCAGCCGGCCTCGAAGACATTCAAATCTAGGCTTGACAGGCACGCAATGTGCCTGTATGCTTGCGGTACACGTTAGGAGACCACTATGTCAACAGATCGATCTGGGGATTTTGAAACCCATCCAGTGGGTACAGCAAAGGAATTGGAGGTGCTGCGGCGCTTGTATGCGGCGGCAGCTGCCTTCTCGACAGCTGATTGGAATGCTGCAGGCGCCACCGAACGAGCTTGCGCACTCGACTACGAGATTCATGCGGCGCAGGTGTTTTATGCTGCCAATGTGCGTTCAGGTAGTTGACAGATCCTTCATCTGTGCTACAATGGTACATAAGTTAACGAATCCACTGGAGAAGATGATGAAAGCGATCACCAAAATGAATGTTAACGCCGTCATCGACGAAGCGTTTGCCGCTGCCAGCAAGGCCACCAACCAGTACCTTGCAACCAGTGACAACTGGTATCCGTGCGGTTTTGCATGGGTTACCATCCGTCCGGC